AATTGAATAATCAACATTAATATCAGCAAGTGTAATTGTTTGTGAACCAGATGTTCCTAATGTAAATGATGTTGTAGATGTTGTGTGATATCTATCTCCATCTATTCCTGCTGCACCAGTATTACCTGTATCACCTTTTGGTCCCTGGTCTCCTTGAATTCCTTGAGGACCTTCAATTCCTTGAATTCCTTGAATACCTTGATCTCCAGTATTTCCTTTATCGCCTTTTGCACCTTGAATACCTTGGTTACCAGTATCTCCTTTTGGTCCTTGAGACCCTGTATTACCAGTGTCACCCTTAATACCTTGAGTTCCTTGTGCACCTGTTGGTCCTTGTGCACCCGTATTACCTGTGTCACCTTTTATTCCTTGGATACCCTGTGCTCCAGTTGATCCTTGAGGACCTGTGTCTCCAGTATCACCCTTTGGGCCTTGTGGACCAGTTGCAATTTCTAGTCCTGCTGCATAAATTTTAATTTCACTTGGTGAAAGAATTTCTAAAGTCATCGTGTTACATCCTCTTCAACATAGATTTGTCCTGATAAAATGGTTGATATCTTCTCTGTATCTTGATTAATTCCTTGAATATCAAAATATGAGACTGTATCTAAAGGGTTAGTATCAAGTCCAATTGTCAAAATATTTTCATTTTTTACAATTGCAAGGTCGTCTAATACATCAACACTTTTTGGAAATTGTCTAACTTTTCCTGTAAACTCCCAGTTGGTTAAATCAAGGGCTTGGCCACTAGTATCTAACAAAACAAGGGTTAATACAGTAGTATCATCACGATATACATTCCATTGCATTGATGGTGGTCGTACATTCAAAGTTTCCATTAGTCCTCCAAGGATACAAACTACTCCTATTGTATGATAGATGTATTATGACTATTAGCCCAGAACTGGTGACTGCCTTTTTTGGGGGAATTGTATCCGTTTTAGCAGCCATTATTGGCTTTAACAAATGGATCATTCAAAAGTTTCTTAATGAACTCAGACCAAATGGTGGGGGATCAATAAAGGATAAAGTAGACATTAATACAGAACGACTATCTAGGGTTGAAGAAAGAGTAGATTCTATCTATTTGCTCTTAGCCCAAAAGGAGTAAAAATGGCTAAAAATGTATATTATCAAGGTAAGTTAATCCCTGCTAAAGATTGGGATTATGATGCTAAGCGTCCTAAAGTAAAAGAAGTAAAGACGAAAGAACCTGTTGAGGTTTTGGCGGAACTACCGTCTGAGGTGGTTGACACTCCAGAAGAGTGATTGAAATTATTGTTGCATTAACTTTGTTATTATCTGGACAAGGTTATTCGCAACAGGAAGTTAACTGTGCCATGAATTTGGTTAAGGCGGAATCAAACTTTCATTTACATTCAAGAAACACAGAGTCTGATGCTTATGGATTATTCCAGTTAATGAATGTTAAAGGGCAACTATCAATGAAAAATCAGGTAATTAGATTTGATAGATATATCAAAAGTAGATACGATGGCAGTATCTGTAAGGCTTTGTTGCATCAAAAAACAAAACGCTGGTATTAACAAAACCCTTCCTTATGTTAGCAGACAGTAATGGAAGGGCTTTGCTTTTCCTAGAGGCAGTCTAGAAATTTATGGTAAGTTGAGTGGCATCGTTACTATTGGATCCATTGTCTCAAGGTAATTATCAATTGTTCCTATTTTTGTCCAAGTAACACTATTTGGACTTACTGTACCATCTGCAAGCCCATCACCATTGTATGTAGTTGCATAAACATTTATTGGATGAGCAGAATATGCTGATTTGCCAATTGCTATGTTTTTAATATCATAATAGGTATTTTGTAAATTAATAATTAATGACCAGTTTGCAGTTCCGCTAATTGTGTTAAATGGTTTTATTCCATCAGTGCCACCATTTCTAAATAAGGTAGATGTGCATGATCCAATGTTTGGAACATCTGATGCTGTACCGTTATAGCGTCTCCATTCATGATTTCCAAATGGTTGACCAGATACTTGATATGGAAGCGCAAATTCAATGATATTTGTTGCTGCTCTATTATCAAGCGTTGCTGATGTTGTTGCTCTAAAGTTTTTCATTAGTGGCCAGTAATATCCACTTGCATTAAATTGATCAATGCCAATCTTTAAGTATCTAACTCCCCATGTGCCAACATCATTTGTTGGTGCTGGAGGAACTGTAACTGAAAATGTTTGTGTAGAAGTTGTTGTTCCATATGCATTTATTGCGCTAAGTATAACAGTTTTACTTCCTGATGTTGAGTATCTATGTGATAGTGATTGGCCAGTTCCAGTTGTTGAATCCCCAAAATCCCATGAATAAGATGTTGCATTTGTTGCAGTTGCTACAAAGTTAATAACTGCTGTATCTGCAGGATTTGCGGTATGTGTAAATGATACGCCTGTTGGTGCTGCTCCAAATACCTGTAAAGAATATGCAGCACTTGTTTTAACAAAACCATAACTATCTGTAACAGTACAAGTAATACTATGAGTTCCAACTTCTCCAACTGAATAAGTTTTTGTTGGTGATTCTGCTGTAGAAAACTGTACATTATTATCTTTCCATATATATGTGGCTTGATCATGTGCAATGCTATTAAGGTTTGTAATTGAAAATGTAAATGTGTTTGCAATAGTTCCGCTGGATGGAGAAACTCCAACTATTGGTGTTGGAAATACTGTATTGTATGTATCAAGATTTCTTAAATGATATGTTGTTTCCCAATCAGTATTTCTAATTCTATGGCTAATACCAATAATTGCATAATCTCTTTGAATTTCTAAACCATCAACAGCGTGGTGAACTGTAACATTATCAAGAATATCAATGGCAGCAACATTGTCAATTGCTGCTTCTGCATCAAATGTTATTGTGCTTATTTCTCTTGTTGGATGTGCAGTTTGCTGAAATATAAGTGCTGCTGATGCATCTGTTTGTGCATCTTGTGTTGTAGTGTTATACCAATATGTATCAATATTTGCAATCTGTGGCCCCCACTGTGATTCAGAATATGAGTTTGTATAAAGAGGAATTAGGTTGCCATAAGTCTGAAATGAAATCTTATTCTTTAATAAATCAAACCCGTCAGTTAAATCAACTGCTCTATAGTTTGTTGCACCACCATTTGAATCAAATTGAAGTTTTGGGCTATCAAGTTTACGAAAATCTACTGATGGAACAAATTTAACAACATTGTCTCTATTTGCATAAAAGAATCTTAAATCTCCTGCTGACAAGCCTGTAGCCATTTTTAATGCAGTAGTTGCAGATGGCACGGCTCTTGCATCAGTTGTGCAATAACTTGTTCCTTCTCTTGTTCCTACAAATCCAATAATTTCTGAATCCGCTCCAGCAGCGTTAGTTTCATTAAGTCCCTGAACAAATTGAACAGTATTCATTGATGAACCAAAACGATTTCTAAATGTATCTCTAAGTGTATGAAGAGCCATCGTGCCAATCATATCAACAGCAGTAAGAGTTGTTATTTGTGGCTTACCCTTTGGCTGATAATCAACATTAACACTATTAATGCGACCAGTAAAAATTACATATCCACTTGCTTTAATACGAACTTCTCTATTCATTCTAATATTTGAATTAATATATGGATCAAGGTCTATATTTCTAGATACAATAGTTAAAACGCCAGATTCAACTTGTTGAAATGGACCTTGATAAGCCCCTTGAATTCCTCTTACAATATTTGAACTTACAAATCCATCAGTGTAGTCTGTCCAAGTTGATCCAATTTTTATTTCAAATGTTATTATTCCGTCAAGTCTCATTAGACAGTCAACTTCCCATATCTAGTTAATGCTTCTGTAACTGTTCTTCCAAGTTCATATGGATCAGTTCCAAGTCCAGCATTAATAGTAATGTTCATTCCAGTAGCAGCACCTGCACCAATATTTAATTGTGGCATTTGTATTCCAACGGGACCTACTACTCCCATACCTTTATACAAACCTTCAACTGCATATTGACCAATCTGTGCCATAACTTTGGACGGTGAAGCAATTCCAAGAATCTTTCTAACTGCTAATGGAATGTTTGCATTTACCCAGCCTTTTAAAAGAAGACTAAACCAGTTAGTCATTGATGATAAACCTTGCCAAATACCTTCTGCAATATTTTTACCAACATTAACCATTGCACCAAAAACTGATTCAAATTCTTTGATTGTGTTTTTAACAACCATTCCAATAATGTATTTAATGTTATCCCATACTTGAACAATACCATTGGCAAAGTTATCCCAGTATTTATTAGTAACAGCACTTGACTTATCTACTAAATCTCCAGCAAGAGATGTAATTGCATTAATCTTATCAGTAACTAGTCGTTTAACACTATCCCAAAGGTCTCCAAGTTTTCTTAAAACCTCTTCTTTATGTGTAACTAAATATGAAACAAATAGTCCAAATGGGCCAGTTAAAACACCAAGTAGAACTGCTTCCCAATTATCTTTAAGCCATTGAACAATATTACCAACAATTCTTTTTACATCTTCCCAAATTTGTCCAAACCATTTTGTAACTGCTTCTGCAACTTCTTTAGCCTTTGCAGATATTGTGTCCCAGTTAGCAACAAGTAATACAACTAATGCAATTACTGCAAGTATTGGAATAGCCTTCATAGCAAGACTTAAAATATTTGTTCCTACTGCAGCACCTTCAGATACAATTCCCAATGTAACCATTGCAGTCTTTGCTGATGCAAGGAATCCTAGGAGGGGACCACCAACTGCAACAATTCCCAAAAGGGCTAATTCTACATTCTGTAATATCTTTGGTTGTTTTCCAAATGCATCAATCATATCTGTGGCAAAATTAATTAACTTCTCAAGTATTGGAAGAACTTTTGTACCAATTGTTTCTTTAAGATCTGCAAGTGCTACATCAAATTTTTGTGTTGCAGTTACCTGTGATGCAGCAGCACCACCATATTTTTTTTCACCTTCAGTAATAAGAAGATTGAGCGCATCTTGATTCTTTCCTGCTTTAGACATTGTTTCTGCTAATGCATATGTTGCAGCATCAAGTCCAGGAACTGCTTTTTGTAATTCTTTTACTGTTATTGTTCCATCAGTAAATGCTTTACCAAGTTTGGCTAATGTTGCTTCAGCAGCAATTGATCCACCAGATGTTGCCTCTAAATTTTTAGCAAGTAAAACTAATTCAGTTGATGCACCTTGAACTTCTTTTGGAAGTTTTACACCTAT